CCACGGGTAGAAGGGTCAGCTACGATATCAAATGTTAAGAGTTTAAAGTCCTCATTAACAATCTTATGTCCTTTCCCTTCACTCAGAGTTCCCATACCACGGCTGGAAATACCAATCTTGATTCCGTCTCTGATAAGTGCCTCAACAACCTTTCCGGCTGGAGTAGAAAGAATTTCAGCTTCTCCGATAACATCCTTGCCCTCGAAACGAAGGCTGGTTATAATATGGGAAGCGTTAGACAGCTTAACCATGTCATAGGTAGGATGATCTAACTCACCGACGCAACGACGCTCTTGAACTGCTTCAATAAGATTATTGATAGCATTCTCTAATACTTGTTGAGGATATATACGACCATTGTTATTAGCTTCGTCGGCTCTTTGGAATATGCCACGAACTTTCATTGGCTTTCCGGGGCCAGTAGACTCACTAATTACTTGTAAATTTTCTACTAGTCTAACGTCAGTTAATAACATAATTAATCTTCTTTCGTATCCTTCTTTTTGTTTTTCTTAAAGTAGCCTTTAAGACTTGTTGCAGTGGACTTTCCGTGACGAACCATTGTTCTAGCGGCATATTTCTTTACGTCTCGGAAACTAGAAGGGATACTTCCGGGACTAAATCCTTTTGCAACTCTGCCGCCACACTCCTGCTCTTTATCAGTTCCCCATTTTCTTTTTGTAATTACATACAGTCTATCAGAACCTTTTGTTGAAAAGATCTGACCGACGTATCCATTACATAAAGCGTCTTTTATACTTCCGTATAATTTAACTCTAGACTTTGTTGATATGCTGTGGGCTTTGCCCTTGCCGGAGAGCATCTTCTCTCTACCAGCCTTAGAACCTTTAGCTTTCTCGCTTCTTGATTCAGTTATGATTGAAAAGAGATCTAACATTATCTTTTCGATTTCTTATTTTTTCCAACTAACTTAACTCCAATTGAACCTACTTTAGTGGCTGCGGGAGTTAATGGCATATCCATTTCTTTTAACACTTGTTTTGCTTCACTTAGTAGAGAAGATAATCTATTAACCAGATCGTTTAATTTGTTTTCAACGGTGATTTTTTTGGTATTAGACTCTGGTTTCTTGGTTACCTTAACTCCAAGTGACTCTTGTAGGATATTATCAACATAGTTATCAGAGACATCAGTTTTGGTAATGTCCGGGACATAATCTGAAACTACTCCCTTATCCTTATTTTCTACAATTTTATTAGAAGTTCCTTCTAATTGTATAGAAGACTTTTTGGGATCCATGTTTTCAAGGATCCCCATGGCAATATCAACAACTGAGGTTTTTGGATATTTGGACATAACTTGTCTCAGTAATTAATTAAGATCACTTCTTCTTAGGAAGTGGTTTCTTTTTTCCATAGCCTTCTTCAAGTTGTTCTGCTTCTTCAAGCATTTCTAAAACAACATCGAAGTGCTCATTCATGTTATTGAGGATAACTGAATCGTCTTCAACGGCTGACTCACATAGTGGGCAGCAGCCATCTTCAACAACTGACTCAATCATTACCTCTCCATCAAAGTCTTCGGACTCTTGGATTTGCTCAACTTGATCAACCAAATTGAGAAGGTTACTAAAGTGAGTGTCGATGTTTTCAAATATAACATCATCATTCTCTAGCTCTGACTCACAAAGAGGGCAAGCATCGTAACCTAGTTCGACAGACTCCTCTTGCTTCTCTTCATCCTTTTCCTCCTCGTTTTCCTCATTATCACCATTCTCCTTTGGCTCTTCTTTATCTTCTTCCTTCTCATCGTCCTTCTTTTCAAAAGGATTAGACTCTTCATTAAGTTTTAACTTAATGTTAGCTTGATCCCAGTTAGCCTCTGTCAGAACGGTGTTAATAAAACTATCAGTTTCGTCAAAACGCTTTTTTACCATAAAATCACCAATTAATAAATTATGTCCTATAAACTATTTATAATCAAACTCAAAAAATATAGATAAAATTTTAATAATTATTTAATTAAATTGGACCTACAAATACATTGTTAGCAAAAGGAGTAAGAGAATTTATATATAAAGGAGCACAAGGTGGGCTCTGTATCTGATGAGCGGATGTAACAAAAGCTGTATTTGCTGGACCTACAAAGACCCTTGCCTCAACTAAGGGGTTAGGAGGAATTAAGGAAATGTGTGTTATTGCAACCAAAATGTGTTCTGCTAGCTTTGCTGGCAACAACTCAGAAGTTACTGCGGCCAAAGATCCATTCACAAACACATTTAAGTTTGGGCTGGGGGGAACAAATGGTAATGGCCCAACGTCTGTTATAACTGCATCTGTCTGTCTTAGCACATAACCCATTATCTATCTCCTGCTGTTATTATAGGTTCCCGAACTGTAACTTCTATATCTTCCGACTCCTCTGTAGATATGATTCCAGTTATAGTATCCTTATCTGTGGCAATAACATCTTTAATCGATATGTTATATAATTTTTTAACTAAATCTGTTATTAAGGTATAATCACCCCTAGTTACATACTCTCCCATTTCTGAGTATGTTAATCTGGAAAATATATCAAACCATTTTAATTCTTTTGGAGAATACTTTATAATTAAAGGTTGTATAATTTCTTTTATTATTTTAGCAACAATAGGTCTAGTTGAGGTTATTTGAGTTGGTTTATTTGAGTAACGGGTGTTGTCATAGTAATAAGTATTTGTGTAAGAACTAGGATCATAAGAATAATAAAGTTTATCAGCGTACCCATAGTAATCTGGTGGTGGGCTGTCAGTTCTTTCTGTAGGTGCTTCTTTTAAAGATGTGTCTAACTCTTGGTTGTCTTTTACTTTTATAGTATTAATTAAAGTTATATTTCTACTAATTATATTATTATTAAAGTTTATAAATTCAGATTGACTATCAAATGGATTGTGTTCTGATCCACAACCGGGAACTAAAACAATAGCAAAAGGAATGTTTCTGGTTAATATAAATGAGCTATCGTGTGTCCCACTAATATAAAAATCAAAGTTTCTAAAAGTAATATCAGACTTTTCCATTACAAAAGAACTAGAATCTTTTGCGTAAGTTAGTAATGGATCTCTAAAGTCTAAGTTAATTTTTGTTGTATTAAATCCATAATTAATAATTAGGTCATTAATTCTAGATTCACTTGTTACAAGTTTATAGTTTGCTTTTAGTTTGTTAAGTAAAGTTTGAGATTCATTTGTTATTACCACGGAAGATAACACTAGTTCAAAGAATAGTGTGCCCTCCTCATGCATATTAAAAGTATCGGTAAGTTCATTATTGCTGCTGACAGAGCTAACTGTTATTGAAATTGTATCAGGTTCCCCCGCTGTTCTTAATGCTAAATTTCTAATTGTAGATGGAGTTAATAGAGCTTTTACAGATTCATTAGGGGTAGGAACAGATAACTGAACATCGTCAATGTTAGTGGTTTCGATAAAGTATCCATCACCAACCCCTATCTCAACGAAATTATCCGTGGCATCTATGTCACTAAAACTGATACCAGCATCTTCTAAAAATATATCTAAATCTTGATTGTCTAACGTGGTTACTTCTATCCTAGAATTTATATCTGTATTTAATCTTTTTTGTCTTAGTAATTTAAACTTGTTATATCCATCATAATATCCCGGGTCAGCTAGTATCGCTCCATTTTCCACAAGGGATATTACTGCTCTGTCTTTTAGTGTTTGAGTTGCAGGTTGACTTATACTTATCAACTCATCGTTTTTTTGTTTAATTGATAAATCTGTATAAAAAGACGGATTAAATTCTTGTAACTTATTACTTATCAATAGGTTTTTTAATGTTATTAAAAAATCGTCTAAGGAAACTAAAGTTGATTGATTATCATGAATTGATTTAAAAGAATTTAAAAGTATATTATTAATACTCAAAGCTAACTTATCTAAAGTTAAATCAAAGTAAATTTTTTCATGCCACTTATTCGATTGTTGATTTTGATTTTTCTTTAAAAAGTAACTAACTTCTTCAGGAATTCTGTCTTTGAAAATGTCTAATCTTATAGAGTTTGAAACTATCTTAGTCTGTGTTGTTGGTGGGTAATCAAAAAAATTATAAGTCTCATCGTATAATTTATCTAAGTTTATTTTTATTTCTATTCTTTTATCATCGTCAAAATACATTGTATTTTTTTGTTCATCATATTTAATAGGTTTTACTTCTCTTACAGAGTCTCCGACTATTCTTAAATTTTCTGCTCTGGGACTTGTGTTAGGGGGAGGATTTGGTAAAGATCTTCTAAAAAATTCTGATGACTGTGCGTCATAAGTATTTCTTGAAATTTCTGTGTATTGAGATTGGGGAAGATATCTAGGCTTTTGATTATTTGTTAATCCTCTTGAGGGAACTTCAAAAGATAAATCAGGATCACCAAATAAAAATGACTGAATACACTCAGCCTCTGATCTATACTGACAGGGTTCGTTAGTTAAACAGGGCTCACAACTTTTTATTCCATTATTAACTACACCCTTGTATCTTGTCGGGACTTCAGTAATTTTAGGATTTAAAGTTCTACCTCTAGTATCAACTGGAGTATTCTCCCCTAAAGTATTAGTAGTTTGATTAGTAACAACTACAGTTGATTCATTAGATCTTGGAAATAAAGCATTAGTAGTATTAATTTTAGGGGGTCTAGTTATACCTGCACCAACAATATTTACTACTCCAGTTTGAGTTACTTGGGTTACTCCTCCCGGAAAAGTTCCTATTGTTCCTGTCTGAGTTGGACCAGTAGGTATTCCCGTAGATACTCCTGCAGGATTCGTAGGAGTTCCTGTAGACTGATTTGCAGGCTCGTTGGGAACCACAGGGACTGAAGGGACAGTTGTGCTTGGGGGTCTTGGTTTTACCGTTGTAGTAGGTATGTCCGGTGGCTCTTGAATCGTAGGAGGGAATATTCTAGGCTTAACTCTTGGCCTAGTTCCAACATATGGAGGCTCTATAGTAGGTATATTTATTACGCCCCTAGATGTTAATCTATAACTTAATGGTCTTAACCCACCACAGTTAAAATAATTTGATAATCTAGAAGGCATAACTTATTAATCTAGTCTAGTGTCTTCGTTTGGAATGTCCTCAACGTTATCATCGAAAGCCATAAGAACTGCATGGTTTTTCATTTCAGGAGCATTCTCTCCTATTTGTTGTGGCTCTACTCCCTCATGATTCACTATTCCGGGAACCTCATGTATTGAATTTGCAAAGTTTTTAAATGTTTTTGTATTTTCTGAATCTAAATCAAAAGTAGCTGTAGATGGGTGACCAAAAACAGTGAACTCCACTGAGGGGTATATACATACTGGTAATGCAGTAGATGGATAATTAGTTGCATCAGCAGTAATATCATTGTTATCGTCAACTTCGCTTGCCACCTGTGTGGCCGCATTGTCCTTAAACACAGACTTTGTATTTATAGATTCTCCAAACTCACTAGCTATAATACTTGAATCAACAAAAGAATTAAATAGGAGAGCATGAGAGGCTACTGCGAACAAATTATAACCGCTGTTAGCATTAGCATATTGTGCATTAGTACCATTATAAGCTAAGTACTGCCTCTTCTCTCTTGTCCAAGGAGGATTAACTCTCCAAGTAGACCTAGTAGGTCCCATAGAGCAGAATATTGTAAACTCTATAAATGTTCTGTTACCAGAAGAAGTTAAAATATTATATCGTTTTCCTTTAGATACAGTAATTGCAGGCGATGCTTTATAGTCTGAGCCGTGTTCATGAAGGCTTGTGTCTTGTATAGGGAAACAATTCCAGTAGGAAGCAGCTACAGTTATTTCTTTTACCCAAGGTGTGTTCGTAACATCTAATCTAATAGTTTTTTGAACCCAGAAAGCAGTAGCTCTTCTATGTTGCCAAGAGTCAATATTTTGTACACCATATTGGATATCATTAGAAGTTCTATTAGAAACACTTGGATTATATATAAAAGGCCCAAAGTCTAGTTCAGAATTTCTAGTTGATATAAAAGGTTGATAAATCTTCTGCTCATTTGGAGTTCCGTAAGTATACCATGCGCTTATTCTGTCAGTAATACCATAACCTATAGCGGGATATCTTTGAGTATTTGTGCCTAATTCTCTTTCATTTCTATTTTTTACAGCCCAGTTAGCCAAGTCCCAATCTGGCAAATCTTTTAGTTGATAGTCTGAACCGTAATTGTAGATACTTTTAAATGCAGATATTGTTTGTTCTTTATCAAGATTGTATTTTATTTTTATGGCTCTACATAAAGCACCTTCCACACCAAACCAAGCACCCCCTCTAACTAAACCTCTTGATACAATTTTACCTGCACCATGCCCGGTTTTTACTGAATTAACTCTTATCTTAGCTATTTCTGTATCGGTATATTGTTTAGCTCTAGCATAGGTTTCCTTTGCTTTATCGTACACCACTGCTTCAGATGCTACAGGATTAGCCAAGGAAATAGAGGGAACTGCAGCAGCTATACCAGCCCTCTCACCATAAGTTAGTTCGGCAGTTCTAAAGAATGGTCTTATATCAATAATGTCTTCTGGTTCAATTATTTGATTACCTTCTTCATTTAAATTATCCTTTTTTACTACTATGTAAGCAATAGGCAGTATTGACTGACCAACTAAGGCATAATGATTATTAGGCAACCAATCTGCTAATGCAGGAGCCATGTTCATTAAATCATCAGGAGAAGGGAATGATCCTCTAATACCTAGAGTTTTAAATCCTAAATTTTGGTTTAATTCGTCAGAGGGATTTCCAAGTATTTGATTTTCATAATCAGGAACAAAGAATTTGCTAGTAGGATTATTACCTTCTGCAAAATTTAGTGTAAGTCCTGCGCCTTTTACTATACCTAACTCAGCTTTATAAATTTTTCTAGGAATTTCTGATGACCAGCCTTGAGCAAGGTTAACTGCTGATGAATCAATTGGTTTAGAATAAATAAACAAGAGATCTATTCTTTGTGTAGCTTGTGCAGCAGGGCTAGCACCATTTGAACTATCAACAACAGATCCTAATTCATTGACATAACTATAATCATCTGATTGAAAATTTTGTACTTCTATGGAAAGAGTTTGTGGTACGTCAACTACCGCTGTTCTAGCTATCCCTCTCCATCTTTTAATTAGTTGAGTATCTGCCTTGAACAAATCAAAAAACCCTGAATCTGAGCTATCTCCAGATTTATATTGACCTACTCTAAGACTAGGTCCAGCAGAGGTTGCTTGATTAAATAGAAAATTTGTTACAGGAGTTCCTCCCCATAAAAACTTTGGAAATGTAAATTCATCGTCTGTATCTAATCCAAAATTTGATTTTAAAGGATCAACACCATTAGTTGCTGTAGACGCAAGACCAGTAGTAGATAAATTTTTAAAAATAAACGATCCGAAGCTTTTTTCGGACAATCCATTCATTCCTAAAGCAGCAGTAGCAGTGTATTGTTGAAATCTAAAAAGAGTTGGTGATAGTAAAGTATTATTTATAGCAGCTATTTGCCATTCCTTGTACTTATCAATGTCAACCTCTCCAGTTCTTTGTATTATCTGTAGAGGATCAATACCATAGGCATCGTTTATCCTAGCCATGAATCTTCCCGGCTTTACAGAAACTGTATTTGAATTGGTTCCTGAAACAAATGGTTGAAGTTCTGTAAATGTTTCTCTGGATGTCCCAGCACCTATATTGGCACCATCATCAGGTAATTCAATACTTATGTTCTCAACAGCATCCTTTATCCAAAGGATATTCTCTTCAAGTTGATTAATTGGAATATTGTCTACTTCATAATAATAAGGATCATTTGCCTTGTATTTACGGACAGGGTCTGTAAATTTATAATTTGTAGAACCACTTAAATTAAGACTAATAGTGACCATTAATTTTTCCTCTTAAGATCAAACACATTCACAGAATACAAACCATTACCTAATTGTTTAAATGAATCTGACGCAGATTCTCCACCCTCATATTCTTCGTAAGGATGATATATATTAACTAGTTTAGCCAAACCAGATTTACCAACTGAACAATGTTTAGCGTTAGCGAAAGTATTTGCGGCAGATTCGTCTAGCATAGCTCTAACACTTTTAGAGTTAGACATAATCGAGGATCCATAATAATATCCTGATAAGAATAACCGTGGCGCGTTTCCTGTTAATAATGATTTGTGTATCGTACTAACACTACTAACAGCAGACATTGAGAATGGAGGTTGATAACCTTGAGAGTAAATTTGATTTAGCCAACCAGTATTGTAATATCCGTCTGTAGTGGTTTGAATACCACTAATTAAAAGTAAGAAATTAGCAGCAGGATCTACTGAGAAGTATAATCTAAATGGTCCTTGGTTAGCATGAGATGAAGTAAATAAACCTAAAGAAGATACTGAACTAGTCCATGCTCCGTAATAATCGAATATTGAGAGGCTGGACGTATCAGGTGTCCCTGTTGGTAACCCTGATAGAGGTCTCCCACTAAATTCTAATGATGTAGAATTAAAAGATGACAACCATACAGACAATGGCCCGTGATATCCGGCATTCTGAGGAAATAGCCCACTTACTGAGCAATAGCTTGCATTTAGTTTTGAATTATCACAAATGTTCCAAATAAACAAATAGGAACACAGCAATGGATCTCCAGTAACATAATTATAGAAAGGACCAGAAGCATTCCACCATCCACAAGGGAAGTTAACATTTCTTACATTAACTATACTATCCTCAACCGCTCTTACACACATTCCACCCCTAGTAACAGAACTAAAATTATTAAAAGCAGTTGATTTATCTATTAAATATGAGTAATTAGTGAAGTTGTTATCTGCAAAACCTGTTGTAATCTGTTGATTAATATCTACATCATTTGGATTAGGGTAGAATTGTAGATGACCTCCCTTAATATAATCACCAGTATTCTCAATATCGTAATCTGGGATATCAGTTATTGCTTGCTGTCCTAAAGTAGTTTTATTCCAACTTGATACATAATAACCTAAATCTTGTAAATTTATTACAGAAGATTTATTGGCGACTACACAAGCTCTGTTGGAATGCAACTCAACCATTGTGTGATTCAATGGATCATTTAAGTTAAATTCAGATATTTGTAGATTGTTATTAGATTCATCTAAATGAGGAGTAACGTTTAGTACAGAATTATTTTCTACTAAACAATCTACGTCGAATTGAGCTATTACTGTTGGTCCTTGAATATTTATTATTGAATTATCCCCAGCATAAGCTCCAGCAGAGTTTATTTTTGTTACTTGTGTTGAAGGTCCTTGAATTATGTTAGCATAATTTTTACTACCCTTTAAAGTAAGTTTAGAATTATTAAGAACTGAAAGAGCTAAACCATATTTTGCATAAGGATCACCATCAACAGTTGCAACGCTTGCATCATTTCTTATAATTTTTGGATGTACTAATAAGCATTTAGAAGAGTTAAATATTTTTATTGAAGGTTGAGAATGTTCTAAAATATCTTTACTAACGGCATGAGAATCTTCAAACCTATGACCTCCTATTTTAGTTGGCATAGATGAAACGATATTACACTCATAATTTGAATTATTTAATAATAAATGAGTTCCATTTTTGTTATAATGGAACTGAGTGGCCCCAGCATCAGTAAAATTCTTATTGTATATAAAGTTAGAGTTATTTAAATGAACTCCATTTCTTTGATTATACCTTACGATAAATTTGTCTGTGTTTACGACTGAGTTATCAGCAAGTAACCCTGTATGGTTACCTTCTAATATTAATCTTCCGTCCCATTCAAATTGTGAGTTGAATAACTTAATACCTGCATAATTATTAAAGTCAGCAATTAACTGAGTTGGTTTAGTCCCAGACACTCCTCCATAGAATTTAGAATTTTCTAAAATAATACCGTTTGCATTTTTATGGAAATTAATTGGATAATTCAGACCATATGCAAGTTGATTAGTTCCCGTTAATGAAGTTGAGTAAACAGGATCATTTACTGCTAAGTTATATTCAAATGCGCTAGTGGAACTAAAATTAACTTCTGAATTAACTGCTAGAAGTCCTGCACCTAAATCTTGTTGATAAGTTTCTGTGTCTACAACTCTAGGAGTATTATAATTTCTGTATGCAGCAATGCCTCTTGTTAAAATAACTTTAGAATTATTGAAATAGAATCCTGCTTTTCTGTTTCTTATACTTACACAATTTTCTAATACAATTTTTTCTGAATTGTTTATTTCTACTCCAACGTCATTTCTAGTACTAGGGTAACGTGAACCATCAATAAAGAAATTTCTAATATATATTGGACCATCACAATTCGTTACTAAAAGTTTACTTAACTTATTACCGAAGTATAAACCAACATAAGGCTGGGATGTCCCGGGAAAAGTTCCGGGAGCTATAACAGTTTTTACTTGAGTTCCTAAAGTTTCATCTGTAGCACTTATATCATAAGTAGCTGGTAAATCTACTGAAGTAACTTCTGGGAAAGCAATAAGTTCATAAGGGGATAATTGAAGAATATCATCTCCAAACACTGTTACTAAAGCTGGCGAACTAACATGATAGGAGGGGATCGTATAACATGCAGCTTGATTAGTGTCGGCTCTTAAAGATACTCCATAAAAATTATCATTTACTGAAGATAAATAGCTTACGCTAGAAAAAATATTTTTATTTAAAAATTCAGATTTTGTATTGGCGAAATGTTGTCTTATTCCTAAAGTCGTTGCAGAGAGATATCCTAATCTTTCGTACCCAGTAGTTTCCGTTGCAGCTACTTTATTAATTACAGTATTCCCAGTATAAGGCTCTAACTTTCCAAATACTTTGTTAACAATCTCTAAAGAACCTCTAGCCCCACATTTTATATTTTTAAGATTTAATTCTCCTAAATTTTTCGTATTGCAAACTTCAATTATTACTGGGTAATTTAACACCTCAGGTAATGCTTCAATAGCATCTTGTAGTGTTTCAAAAATGTTCTTATTACAAAGGTAATCACCGGGGCTTCCGCCTGCTGACACGACTAAACCTACTCCCGGAAGACTTGATGTTGGGTGACCTAGCTTCTCCCAAAGGTAGTATGTTCTTTCTTCTAAATCATATATTGGAAGGTTGTCTTGCTCCCAATTGTAGAAAGAGCTTGTGTCGAACTTAGTAACTTTATCAGTCCAGCAATTGTATAGCTTTACTGATCCGCTAGCAGTGTAAAAGTCGTTATGAAGAAATACCATAGATTACCTTAAAAGTTTAGAGTCCATCTTAGGACTAAAGCAAAGTCTGAAGTTTTTCTTATTGGAGAAAAATATTTATATGCAACTAATATTGGAGATGGAATAGGTGAAGTATTTAAAGGATTCTTCATGAACAGACCTACTTCATTTAAATAAGTCGTAGCTGCTCTTAAATTATTACAAGAATCCTTATCTATTGTTATTGTATATCTTACAGAGCTATCCCCAATCTTAGTTACATTGTGGGCAGGGATAGCTGCATACCATGATATATTTCCGTCAAACGTTCCTTTGATTTGGTTAGCAGACAAAGGAAACAGTTCTCCATCCTCGCCAGTGTATTCAAAAGAACTTGATAAGGGACCAGACAATGAATTAGTAGAGCTTATCTCTCTGGCTTCGGAGCCAGAGACACCTATTTGAAATCTATCAATTTGATAATCTAAGATAGAGGTTGATCCAGATACCCCAAAAAAGGATGCCAAACCTACTCCCATACCAGAGACAATAACGTTATGGTCATCGTAAATAAGCTCTTCAGTACCATCACCTAATAGTTTATGAATGGTAACATGTCCGTTAATATTTAAGTAATCAAATATATTCATTTATAAAAACCTTATTGTCCATTGATAAACTAAGTATTGAAGTAACGCCGAGCTTTCTAATAAGTACTTCATTCCAGAGAAACTAGCTACATCATTTAAATATAAAAGGTCTCTGGAGAATGTTTTCTTAGCAAAAAGACGATATTTTCTAATATTATTTAGAGGGTTAAAATTAAAAGGAGGTTTATGACCTTCTTTTAACATGGCTCTAATATCAAGGCACCAAAGACCTAATTGGTATATCCCACCGTATAACAGTAATGAAGCTGCATCATTACCTGATAGATGCCAAGCAATATCAACATAGCCTGTGGAACTAAAATTAGGTGACAGGTTAATTAAAACTCCACTAGTAAATCTAAGCAGGGCTGTGTTTTGGTTTCCTTGAGACCCATTCAGTGGTGCAAATGTTAAAAATCCTGATGAGTCCATTAAACCATATTTGTTATAATTACCACTTAAAGTGCCTGAGTAAATTAAGTTACTTTGATTAAAATTTGAATCATCATGACTAGGATTTACTACAATATACTTTACTCCTCCTGATGGAGGGAAACAACCTAAAGTTATATAATTTGAAGAATACTGTGATAATATCGCATGATTGGCACAGTGACCTATATCCAAACCAGAAAAAGATCCTAAGCCACTATAAAATGTTAGACAGCTTTCTGGTTCTAACCTAGTGTTTAGTGGATCTGGGTAAGAAGGTAATAAGTTATAAAAATATAAAGCAGACGCTATTGCTGAAGAATGATATGAGGATACAGAGGTTGCTTCATAAGACTTAACTACTATCGCACTAAGTGTTGGATTATATTGTGCGTGAGCATGGTAGTTAAATCCTAACGCATCTTTTCCGTAACTTATAGCTTGAAAAGTATAGTTAGATGTATCAAGAATAGCAGAAGCAGAGGGTATCTTCGCTAAACTGGGTGACATGGTTAAGATGTCAACAATTACTTCTCCTGCTTTATCTACTATCATTTTAATTATTTATATAAAGGGAACTTACTAAGGATCCTACAGGGTACTCGACATTCGTTGACCACTTAGGATTTTGTATATAATTCAATCTACCACCACCACTAGTTTCAAATAAACCTTCAGTTATTGAAGCTATTCTACTTGCTTTACCAAACTTAGTTTGGCTACCAGTTATTTGTGTAAAGTATTTAAATATATGATAGAGGTGTTCCTTAGTTAGAGGCAATCTAAATTCTTTACAATTGAAGTCTCCTACAGGGAAAGGGTTTCCTGTCGCTGAGACAAGAACCTGACTCCATTTGTTTAATGTCGAGTCTATAAGATTCACATAATCGAGATACAAAGTTTTGTCTGGGTTTGTATATAAGAAAATCTCTACATAATAGTTTTGATCTAACCTATGAACCTGTTGATAGGTCTTATAGTAAGCCTCAGGAACTCGTATTCTTTTATTGATTGTATTGAAATTAAGCTTAAAGTTTTTAAAATTTGTTTCCATTAAAGAATACAAATTTAATAAATTGTTATTAACAATACAGGGTTCCGAAGATAAATCTAGTAGTTCATTTTGGAAAGTCAGCTTGTGAGCATATACGTCTCTTACTGATGTAAGATCTATATCTCCTATAGATACAAACTCCCACTTCCCGCTTCTATTAAACACCCAAGTGCCACTAGCTTCATACCCAGTATGAATAAATACGCCGACTGAACCTCCTCCAAAATTTGTGAAGGTATCGTCTGTTAAAAGGGCAGCAATGTTTAATTCAAATTCATGTTCAGGTATTAAAAAGTTTGTAGTAAGTGGATATCCCTTTGTAGAAGAATGAGAATAAGACTTTAGATCAAATCTAATTCTCGGTAATGTGTTTCTAGCTTTGTTTGAAAGTTTAATTAGGTTATTATAAGTAACATAAGAATCTTTCTTAAAACTATAATCTTTCAATGATTCTTTACCTAAATCAAAAATGCTAAAGTAGTTTTGCTGTCCACCACCAACGCTATGAATTAAATCAACACCTTCAAAAATGCTGGAGTTACCTATGTCACTAGCGGCAATCCTAAACGAGGATGGCTGCAACAGGAATGCGTTATGAGCACCTCCACCGCTAACTGGAAACCAGACACTACCAGAACGTAATCTTAATTCGTTATCTATTGATGAAGTTATTATTTGAGGAGTTAGATTGACTGACGATCCAAATAATGTAAAATCAGAATTTCTAAATATAGATCCAAATGTATGTGCAAAAATAGTGGGTCCATCTAGATTCAAATATTGTTTTAATAATTTATATCTTCCAAACTCTCGGCAGTAATGATTGTAAAGTTTGTGAACTTCTTTACCAAATTTTATATTTGTGTAGTCTGAGTAACTTGTCGGGAATCCTGTATCTTGTTCAGTTAATTGATTAGCTATAGACTGAACTACATTTTTCCAAGGAAGATAGTTCACATAAGAAGACAAATCTTGAGATACTATTGCTGAGGCTAAAACATTTTTAGAGTTTTCCCCGATATAGAATATTACGGACATTATGTTATCTAACTGACTACGATCATTAGAATAATCGTAAGCGTCATAACCAAGTCTGCTTGCATCTAACCTAGATTCTGAGAAAAAGTTTGCTATTGAAGATCCTAAGAAAAGATTAGAGGATCCGTCGTAATGAACATCAAAAACAGTAGGGGGCTCATCAACTAAAGTTAAGTAGGAAGGTGGATCATAAAAATACAAATTATTATTAAGAGAAGAGAGGGAACCTAAATAATTCCTAAGCAAATCATAATAAGCTGTGCCAAAAACTGGAATTGCAGCAACATACCTTACATCTGGGTAAGACATAACCCAAATTGGAGATCCCTTGTAAATTCCTTTAGATTTTATATGATCTTCAATATTTTGTTTTATATTATTAATCGAAGACACCACTCTATTAACAAATTTTGGAGCAGTTCCTAAAGTTGTATACTCAATGAGTTCTTCAGAAGTTAATAATCCTGTATTAACATTTGTTCCAAAAAAGCTTATAGCTCCACGATAAGTTACTCTGTCTCCATAAATACTTTGTAAATTACTTATTGCACTAGTAATCCAATTTTTATAAATTGAAAGAATTTCTCCCGTGCTTTCTACAGCCCAGTCATTAATAGAAGTACTATAATTAAATTCAGGTGATATACTTGCAGTATAATTACTTCCTGCTGCTGAAGTATAGTAAGAATTTGGTAATCCTAATTTAATTATATAAGAATTTCTATTATTCTTAATATAAGTTTCATAGCCAAACGTCCAATCCCCACCTATCACAGCAGATAGCCCGCCAGTAGATGTTCTGAGAACATCAGAATTTTTACCCGGTTTCAACAACTCAAAACTAGCTGAACTCGGAGTAAATATGTATGTTCCACTTACATTCTCTTTAATTTGAGTGTAGTAAGTGTTCATTGATGATAATGAATTATAAACTACATCTCCTGTTGCTAGACTGTCTCCAAGCCACAGGTAAACGTCTATAGGGTCATCTGGAACTGGAATTACGTTTGATTGTCTAGGTAGGCCCCTGCAAGGGAAAGTGTTGCTAACGGTCAATCCAGAGAATATAGAAGAAGAGTTGAGTCCTTCACAGATACTATAAATATCTGGTATATTGTCATAATCTGGAATTGGTACAAACTGTTGGGATGAAGGGATTAGTCCAAGGGGTAGGAAACCTAAGGAAGAATAAGAAGTTTCCTTTACATAATTTTCAAATGTTGTCGGCATATTGAATCCGTCACGATTATAAAATCCGTGAGTGTTCAATATGTTCTTAAAACTTCTTCTTCTAAAACTCTTTCTGGGAACTGCAATAGCTCCAGTTTGTAATAAGGTATCTACAATACTGTCTGTTGATTCTCTTGAAACAATGTTATAAGTATCAGTTCTACCTCTCTTATAAAAATTAAGATTATGACCGGATACTTCGTAATTTGAAAAAGCTAAAGTATCAGATCCATTTTGATCAAAAGGATCCTCATGATCAATTTTTATATAAGGTAATTCTATTGCATCAGAGGTATATGAATCGCTAGCTGATGCCATTATATATAACTGCTTTATAGCATGAGCAGGGGAGAACTCATCTACAAGCTGTGATAAGACTCTCAATCCTTCTCTTGTAGTAACTGCTAGTGAATCATCTGCAAAAGTAAAACTATTTGTCTCAAATAGCATTTTGAAATGCGAAGACTTCCCATTCCATAATGGAAGATATTCTGTTTTCTTATTTGAGATATCTAAAATTAATGAATCCCAATTAGGTGGGTACTCATTTCCAGAAGTGAATAACAACCAACTATAACCTAACGAAATATCATCGGTAGACCTTAAAGAATTATTCGCTATAAAATCTCCGACCTGTTGTGCAAAAGACTCTGGCACTCCAAAGCAAATTAACTCATCAACTATGTAATCTAAGATGTTTCCATTTAATTTTTGATAAATGTAATATTGATATTCTTCAAACGGAGGAACTTTTATATCCCTCCCTCTGTAATTAAAATTTAATCTTGGGTCAGATATATTTACTCTTTGACCCATATACCAGAAATCAAGGGAAAACTTATTAGCTGTCCTTAATAGAATTTCATCAACAACACATCTGACGGATTCATCTATACTGGAAGCTATATGAGTTACACCTAAACGAGTTGCCTCATCAGGTGTCCATGTTTCAAAATTTTGTAGTGGCTTTGATTCGGTAGCCAAAGCATAGTAAATTAAATGTGGGACGTAGGACTCCCACATTTCAAGAACTTTAGACGATAAATCCAATGAGTCCTTAGAAAACGTAGAATCAATAATGTATTGTAATGCTTTTTTAGTTCCTACAGATTTGTAAATAGTTATAGAATTTAATAACTGCAATCTCCATTTTAATGGCTCAGAACCAACTAAAGTCCACCCTAAAAGATCTGCAAGATAAGGAAGATATTCATCGGGACATTTTAATAAATTATTAAGTAATCCTAAATCATCTACCTTATTTGAGTAATCCGCAAAAGCATAGGAGATAGCTTTTAGATATTTATGAAATGGTCCTTGGGGCTCAACATCATCTAAATACAATCCATTTTCTATAAACTGATCGAAAGCATTCTTTACTTTTTCATCACTTCGATCTGAAAAGTCTGGGGAATAAACTATGTCTATTAATGTTTTTAATTTATCTAACTGTTGAGTTCCACTTGTATATGTTGTATCTGCAAGAACAAGATTAGGTAAGTAATCTGTTGGTATAAATCCGCCAGAAATCCACTTGTTTAAGTTTGCTATAAAATTTCTAAATACATATTCTGTAAGACATTTAATAGCATCATTTATTAAAAACTTCTTCCCACTCCAAATTGTGTCTACAATTGCATCAGCTACTATAGTTGATCCATCGTAAGTAGCTCCCGAAACGTTCAAAAAGTATAACCAAGACAAGTTAGTAATTAAATATTCATGTCTTTCTGAAGCAGATACTCCTTGTAATGTTACTGTTGGATTATTTAAAACTATAGAAGGTAAGAGATCAGTTATTAAATAATTTCTAAATTGGGAACTTGTCGTAAAGTCATTAAAAGATCTATTTGTTTTTAATAATATTTTTCTTTCAAAGTCGTTAGCGTCAATATCTGTTAAATTATTTTGTCTAACAAAAAAAGGAGCTAAACCATCTATAGTGTTTATTGAAGAGTAAGCAGTTCCTGTTACAGGTGATATTCCACCAATTGAACTTATAATAACTGTAGAGAATTTGTCTGCTATGTTTATGTGAGTATTTATTAACTCATCAATTATTGATAACCCATTACCACTTAAAGTTATATCATCTTCAATATAAAATTTAGGTGTAATGATCTCAGTGGCTTTTACATAATTGTGTTTGTAAAAGCTTTTGTTGGGTTCAACTGTCTTTGGAATGTACTTAGAGGTCATTCAAACACCATTACTATAGAAAGATTATTTAATTGAATTATTTCATTAAATTGTAATTTAATACTTTGTGGTAAATTGTCTATTGTTGAGTAACGAACTTCAGGAACATCATTAAATATTTTTCTAGTAACTTCTAATGAATTGTAAGATTTACCAAAGTCTAAATTATCTACATTAAAGAAGTCTACTATCGAATCTCTAACTCTTAATTTTATATCAGGCTCTCTTTGTTTGTAAATTAAATCACATCTAACAGTAATTACTGGATCTATAGTTCTAATTAAACCGTCAACTACAACAACCTCATCAGTCAACATCTTCTTGGGTTCAATAGCTTCTAATAATTGCTTTTTAAATTCTGGCGTTGCCCTCTTCATTTGAGTGTCGTTTGCTTTTTCTAAAATGTAAAGGTCAATAATATTTGCTGACGAGAAAGCTCTTCTTACTGTTGCTGTAGCTTTACCTGTAGATCCTAAAGAAGCTCTAAATGAATTTGTAAACCCTTTATAGTCGTTAAGAGTTACTAATCTGTCTTGAGACCTGAATAACAGAGGTGCATATCTTTTTGCGTTTTCGATTGTTTGAGCAGTAGATCCTCCGGTAGCCATAGAAGTGTTAGTTACATTTCCAGTACCTGTTCCTAGTGAGGTATTTGATGAATTGTAAAACGTAACATTAACAGGAGCATTTATTGCTCCCTTACCAACATTACCTCTAGTTCCTCCACCAATTCTGTAATATACAGTATAAGTATCGCCTATTGTTGGAGATTGACCTATTAAGTTATCTCCAAAAAATACTCTTCCGGTAAAATTAGAATCTGTGGTTAATTGGAATACTTTGTCAGTTGGACCGGAAGCAGCAAAGATGTTTTCTATTTGTGTATAGGTTCCTTGAGTCTGTGCCGTCCCATCTATAAATACTTGTACACTACCTTCAATTATTGGAGATTGATTTAAGCTAATATTTTTTAGAGCGTCAGTATCAAAAAACTGTCCTGTTTGTTTTACTAAACTACCTTCAATTAAAGCTAAATTTTTTATTTCCGTTTCAGAAGTATTTTCTGATCTTGTTATTGTGATTTCTTCTGAAGAATCAGAAGTATCTATCATTCCTTCTGGGGTAGTCTTATAAAGAGTATAGGAGACTTGGCTACCATCCTCAGGAGATGTAATAGTTAAAACTCTTTGTGCTGGGCTTATTGAGAGATAATCGGTTCCTGTTGTCCAACTTGGATTCTCTAATGTAAGAGTTGCATTAGCTGCTGCCCCAGTTGGTCCTTTCATACGAATGCCAATAAGTTCTAATAAGTTTTTTACGCTTTCTCTGGATCTTGCTGTTCTTAAATAGTTTTCGTTAGCAAGATAATCAGCCTTATAAGACAGGATATGTCCCATAGCGGCTGTTAATTCTAAAAACATTATTCCTAAATCTGAACTTGCAAAAAAGTTATAGTCTAATGGATAGGCCGCTTTGACATACTTTACTAAGTTTTCTCTTAGAGTTATAAAATCTGTTGCTGCGAAGTCTAATAATGATTCCTTTTTAGAGTCATCGAGCCTAACTCTTTTCATGAAATCAGATGTTACTAATCCAGTGAAAGCCATTTTATACCTCTAATTTAACTTCAATCGTTGTTTCTTCTTCAGATTTAATTCTACAATAAAGTTTAATTATTACGTTAGCTATAAATCCGGGAGAAGATCTGTCTTTACTTGTTAGTTCTATTTTTTGCAACTCTAAGTAAGGTGCATATGTTTTTATTGTGTTTGTTATATAACTTCTCATGTCCCCCAATAAAAAAGGAGTTACTGGTTCAAATAAATATCTTTTTAAATTTAAACCATAATTAGGTTGCATGAACCTTTCTCCGGGAGAAGTTTTTACTAATTGAGTTAAATTGGCTTTAAATAATTTACTAGAACTAATAGTGGAAAAGTATCCATTAGATGTGTCTTTGCCTAATGGATACTGTAAACCATAAAACTTATTTAACTGGCTTTTTGTTTGTAGGTCTTCTCTTTTTACATTAGAAAACCCATAAACGGTAGTATCTTCGTTAAGAACCATATTAAACTTCTATATTAGTGAAGAAGCTTTTTTGTGCTTCATAGTTATTTAGAATCTGAGAAGCAGATAAGGTTTTATTGTAGAATTTAAAACTACCTAAGTAACCCTCTAATCCTGAATATTGCCCACCTAATGAAGACCCTAGGAAGTTGCCAGAAGGGAATGCATCAGTAAATCCACCACCCAGAACCCAAGGAGTATACCTTCTAGGCTCTAGACCATATACTAACTCTGGGGCTTCGGGAATGTCTACTGCTCTGTATTTGAAACTATTAGCTTTTACAAAGGAAGGGAGTTTAGGCATTGATCTCTTAACTACAGGGAATACAAGATTCATTGCTGAAGTTGCCATTAGGCTTCCATTTAAATAGACATTAACAAATCCCTCTTTAGGGTCAAATGACACGGCTACATGTTGGAATCCTTGCGTTATTGATGAGAAAGCATAGCCATCATTATTTCTCTCATTTATAGGTATCCTAAGGCAGAATGAATCATCGGTAGAGAAACAGTTTTCCTCCGTTAGCGCACTAGACTTATTAACAAATCCTATTGCTGATGAATTGAGAGATTGTGTAGGAGCTAAGAAAAAACAAGTAGAGCTAGCCGGATTCAATGATTCATCCGTAGATCCTATAGTCCCTTGGCTTATTCTTCTGTCTCTGGTAAATCCCATAAGGAAGCCTCTGACCGTAGTTCCTCCTTGATCTGGTGTTATTCTATTTATATTAGTTTGAGTTGTTACTCCTTCTTGGCTACCAAAGTTTTCGTTTCCTAATATAATTTTGTGATGATGAATTAAATCACTTCCATCAATAGTTTTGTTTGTCGGAACTAAACTTGAAGCATGAATCCAGAAATCAAAAGTCGCTCCATTCTTAGAATACAGAATATCATTTAGCTCCTTAGTCTCTGGTAACACTACACTATTTCTAATAGTGTTCACTCCTCCGTCTGGCCTTAAGTCTACTATACCGTCAAGGTAAGGAATACCTAAACCCTTACCAAATACGGAAGAAATACTTAATGACATTAGTTTGCCGTTAAGTGAGTTATTATTTGTTATACAGTTATCTAACAAATATTGTGTGGAGCTAGGAAGCTCAATATTTGTTTCTAAGAAATTGTAAACAGCAACTAAACCATTAGTTTCAATTTTAGGTTGTAGAGGTAAATTAGTTGCGACAATACCACTATAAGAGCTAGCACTATTAAGTATATTTGCTTCTCCAACTAAGGAAAGAACAAGATGATCTATGTTGTTAGATATTGTATCCTTTGGTGGAGTAACATAAGTAGCGGTTACTGGAAGGATAATTCCATCTACATCATCAAAATCAAGAGTGAGTTGTTTTTGTTTTTCTATTTCAAACAACACACTTTTGTTGGCTAAATAAGAAAAATCATTTAACGGAATCTTTCCGGGCTTATATTTAGTTCCACCAAAAGCTACAGCCAATTCAATTTGCTTTTTTCTCTTATTTACTTTTTCTTGGAAAGCTGCTGACTCTGAAAGAAGTGATTGTCTTAAATTAAACTTGTCTGCTTCACTGGCTGAACCATCGTTTTCCAAATCAACAACGTGTGCAGATAAGTCGTATATTCTTTTGTTTCTTTGAGCTATTAATTGTTCTAAGTAATTATCCTCATCATAATACTTTTGAAACCTTTGAGAGTCATTAATCTTATTGATATCTAAAGTATTGTTAACGTATTCTTTAACTTCTTTGCTTGATATTCCTTTTCCTCTTCCGCCAAGGTTTGGATCTTGTTCAAAATTCCAAAAGAATTTGTTTTCTAATTCTTCTTTTCTTCTTGCTATTTCTGTAAAGACAGGAGTAAGTCCTGACGTTTGAGAATCATAATAAAGACCATCAACAGATAAAATAAACTGACCTTGTTTTGATCTTGGTGGTCCATAAGAAAGTCTGAATATTTCAGTAGGTTCCTCTACAAAGTTGTCTGTAAATGTTGCAAACAGTCCACTAGGATCTACAGACTTTACAAACTTTGGTTCCCTGCTAGGATCTTCCTGTCTGGCGGCAATCTGAGCATCTATTCTAATTAACAAACTATCACATCTTTGAACGAAAGCATCTATATCCCTAACTAATTGAGTTTCAAAAACTCCTCTGTTTCTAAAGTCATCAAATCCCGGAGTTGTTCCTGCTTGATCTGCAGTGTTTTTCTTATTAAAAGACTCTATACATTTTTTAGCATCCTGAACTTCATTGTATAGTGCTTCACCTTGAGCATACATAGAAGCACCAAAAGATTGTAGTGCTTGTAGATAACCTTGTATTGCTCCTAAAAAAGAAAATAGATCAATTTCATTAAGGGAGTATCTTGATATAAAAGCTAAACGCCCATCTTCATCAATAATGTTTTCTAGACCTACCGACTTTCTTAACCATTTAATTAAAGCTTTAATATCATTTTGTGCTGCTCTCTTTCCCTTCTCTACACCTATTCTCATTGCAATTAGTGTAGACATTGGAAATAAAGATAAAACTTTATTAGCTAGTTCAAAAGCACAGGCGGGAACGCCGTACTTCATCCCTACAGTTTGAGCAGGGTTTGAATCATTTAGAATTGCACCAACGTCAGTAGCCATACTTTAATTATATATTAAACCTTAAAATTATTGTAATTTTAATACTAGAAGAACCTTGTCTTTAATGGATACTCGGATGGAGTTATATTAACTGGAGGAATAGGAGTTATATTAGATGTGATTGTTGCTGTGGCCTGACCAGTTCCCTGCAAAGACAATCCTGAGTTTAAGTGTAATGCAGCCACACCATCAATATTAACATTAGCGGGAGAAGTTATATTAACCGACTCAGCACCAAGAGTGTTAACAGTTGGAGCTTGCATGTTAATTGAATCCGTGGCATTTAAGTTAATAGTTGCTCCATTTAAAGTTATAGCTCCAAGAATACCAGCATCAATATAAATTCCATTAGGTGTTACTTCAATAGAGGGCTTTCTAATGTCTGCCCCGGGTGCAGTTCCTAGTGGATTCATTCTTATTGTCACTGCGTCTCTAGTAACTTGAAGTTCGGAGCTTCCGGTGTCTATAAATATCTTTCCACCTGAATTAAGTCCTTCCCTAGGAACACCAAACGCTGCAGCACAACTTATGTGAATATTTTTATTTGCACTAAATAAATTAATGTTACCACATCTAGGGCCATAAGGGAAATTTAAAGACATTGCCCCAGTTGATGTATTCTCTAAAGTTATATCCCCGCCTTCATTAAGAGCTATATCTATTCTACCACCGTCAGCATCCAGAGAAATTCCTCCGTGTGCCATCATTTCTATAGACTGCTCTATAAACAAGGGCACACCTATAGAAGATTCTGCTACGTTGTTTAGTTGAATGTAATCTCCATTACCATTTGATATTTTAACGCAATCGGATTCTGGAGATGAGTCGAGTAATATTTGCTTAGTTCCTGAGTTTAATCTAACTCTATCGACATATCTAAATGTAGATTTTCTAGATGTTATCTCTAAGCCATCCCCACCGTTGCCTTTAAATTGTTTAACTGCAGGTACACTATCTTCGTAATATGTTTTAGGATCTACAGAAGGTGCTTTAGGCTTTTCGTAATTAGTTATAGCATCAGGAGTATCAGAAACTATTGTACCTAAATAATAAGCTTTTCTGGAAATAGGCTCTCTAAAAATTAGAACTGTCGCTCCATCAGCGGGAGGTGAGAAGTCTCCCCCTTTTCTAGGTTCAAAAAATGGGGAAACATAATGAACTTGTAAAAGGTTATCTCCTTTATATCCTATGTCAGGTATTTCTACATAGAACATACCTCTTCTTTCTATATCTAAATTAGTAATAACCTTTCCTTTATAAATCATGTTTAATCCTCACTACCTACCAATAAATTCTTTCTTAATACAAAAGAGGAAGTAGGGTATGTATCTTTATCAAAATGATGTTTAAATCCAATTATAGTGTATATTCCTGAAAATAAAGTAAAGTCATCACCAAGAATTGTTAATTTATTTGATCTTCTACCAGTGGCATTTAAATTTTTTCTAAAAGCCACTATACAAGGAGAATTTAGCTGACCTATACTATTTATTTGAAAGAAACCATAAGTAGTAGCTTCTATTGTATAAAGTCTATTGAAAATTGATCTGTATAAATTAGTTTTAAAAAATACGTCATTTTGCAAGAAAGTCCTAACTACGCTCGTACCATTACCAGACGTTCTTATAAAATCGTTATATAAATCAATCATTATTTGCGTGCTTAATCTTTCAACATTACTTCTTCTTTGATTTTTAGCTAATTTATCAATATTTTTTTGATTTGATTCACCTCCTGAATTTGCTGAAATTGCAGACCTAAAAGGAGAATTTAATTCAGGTTCTAATTCCATAGCTAAAGACAAATCATTTTTGTTAGAACCTCCAATACTTCTCTTAATACTTTCATTTATATTATTTAATTGCACAGGGTTATCTAAAGCATTTTTTATTTCGTTAGTTAATTTCTCAGCATTTAAATTAAGAACACTTTTGTAATAAGTTATTCTAGTAGTCAATAAAGCATCGTCTACCGCTAAATTATTCATTTTTTCAACTATAGAATTATAAGGAACTGTGCTGTTTAAAGTGTCGGCTTTTAAATTAAATTTTAATATATTTGGTAACCCTTCGACGTTTTCATTCAAAGGAATTGGTTCATAAGATAACACTAAAAAATTATTAATTGAATCTGAATTAAAATGTTTTAAAACACCACTTGTCCCATAGTCTTCCATTAATTTTAAAATTTTATTATTTTTGTATGCGTACCAAGTGTATAAAGAATCTTGAGGAAAAGTAGTTGGAAACCCAGCGTAGGGTTTAGTAAAAAATTTCTGATCAGTTAAGTTAAATTGTGTTGAACCTAATGAGTTTGCCCCGGGAGGTCTAAAAAAAGGAACAAAGCAACCACCAAAAGAACCAAAAGAATCATTAGCTTTGTTTAATCTCAATTGTTTAAAGTATTCTGAGTCTGTTTTATAATTATCCATATCCTCATTAGATATTGGATAAGTAAAATTATCATTTACTTTAGGTGTACTCCTAGGAACTCCAAACATTGGAAGATAATAATTGTCCAGCATAAATGCATCAAAAATAATTACTGCGGGCTCGGAAACTCTTTTTGGATCAATAGCAGGGTTAGCATTATTTTTAATTGTTTGTGAGATTAAATTTAATCTCGACAAATTATTTTCTTCTGTGAAAGATATTTGAAAAGGATAGCCCCCTAATTCTTGTAAATTATTAGAAAATGAATTTGCAAACTCATTAAAATCTATTTGATTTGGCAACTTTTGAGTCATAGTTGTCGGTTGAGTAGAATCAATAACAAATATTAGTTTTGCTGTTGTAGAATTAGGTGTATCCCAAATAGCAGCCTGAGCTTCTGCCCCGGCTTTAGATCCTTGAGCACTTTTAATTCCAAATTTATCTCTAAAAGATTTTAATTGATCATAAGATTCAAATTTTGCTAAAAATACTCTATTAAAAATTTCTTTTAATTCTTTTTTAATTTCCTCAATTGTTGTTTGCGACGATGGGTTTGTTTTGTTTCTTTTTAATGTTTCAATTAAATTAGAAATTTTTGATTGTAAGGCTGGATTAAATCTACCAAAAGAACTTCTTCGCCCAACATCAGCGGCGAAAGATGCTATTGAATCAAAAAATCCATCATCTACAGTTTCTGAAATATCAAATTCTTGATTAGTAAAAGAAAGATTAGCTATACTAAATTGTGAATTATCAGTTATACCACTTGTTAGTAAATTTATTAAATCTTCTACATTAGAATTTTCTATTAATTCTTTTGCTTCTCTTACAGACTTATTTAATTTATCTAATTCTTTATAATCTTCTGGTGGAATAGAATTTAAAAGTTCAAAAGCCTTTGTATAAAAACTTGTTATACAAGAAAAGCCCAGTTTTTCAAAAAACATTTTTATATACGATCCATCTAATTCATTAGCAAGTGCTGTAACATTGAGAGTGTTGTCTGGTATGGAAAATAGAGCTAACTCTCCGGGGCTGTTAGATATATTTTTTCTAAATGTTTGAAATATTTTTCCAAAGTCTGGTAAAACAACTACTACTTCTTTGCCGCTTATTCTAGAAAATAAATTTTTTATAATTTTTTTAATTAATGGATCAATTTTAGAAGGATTTAAAGATAAGTCTTTTAAATCAATGTTTTCAATAATTTGATATGATCTATTTGGAATATTTTTGTAAGGACTTAAATTAATTTTAGAAGAATTAAAACTAGTTATATCAGAGAGATGTGAAAGAACGTTAGGGTGTCCTGTACAAAGAAACTCTAATTTTATTTGTTTAATACCTCTAAATGAATCCACTATAGATTGATAATCGACAGTTGCTGTAACATATTGAGATACTATTGGCTCTAAAAAATGATCAAACTCATTTATGATAATAAAATAATAATTTTTTCCAATTAACGAATTTTCTAAATTTTTATAAATGGTTTCTCCATTTTGCACTGTTGGAATTGTTATTTGTCTACCTTGTGCAGATTGTTTTGCTACTTCGGCAGCAGCGGAAGGACCCAGAGATAACAATTCACTTTTTAATTTATCATAATTATCTAATAATATTTCTTGAGACATTAAACCATGAATAAAATTTTCTTCTAAAACATTGTAAAGATCATTTAAAACTAATGTAATTTTATAGTTATTTTGTCCTGCGCCTTGACCATAACCTAAAGAATATTCAAAAGATTTAAATACTTCAAAACTATTAGGTCCCGTTCTACCATTTCTAGGGTCAAGCAATATTGAATCTTGATATTTATCTAAATCATTCCAATAACGAGAAGAGTACCTTTGATTAACAGGAGTATCTGAGAATTTTTTTGCTAACTCATAATTATTAGTTACTAATAATTTTGGTCTGATGTGAATTACATTACTCATACATTTATTTTCTAGGAATTAAGATAGTGTCTCCAACATTTAATTCATTAAAAGGATCTTTTATATTATTAAAATATAATATCATCCAATCTAAAGTTGGAGTTGAATAAAATAAATTAGAAAGCAAATCTGCCCTGTGTTCGTACCCTGCAGGAATAATTCTCTTATCAAATGCAGAATTTTTTAAATTATTAATGTAACTCTCAAAACTGCCTGACCCTAAAGAAGTGGCTAATATTTTATTTTTGTGAAAAACTTCTACAAATCCAATGGAGTAATGATTTATGTAATTCTTAGCCATTTTTTATATTATCCTTATTATGGAGATCCACCAGTTGTTACTTGCTGTGATGTTGAAGTGTTTGTATCATTATCAAAAAGAATAATTGAACCAGTGTCATCATTAGAAATTCCTAAATTGCTAAGTACACCTTTCCAATTTTCTGGTCTAGCGAATACAGTTAAAGTAACTTCATAATTTAATGCCATTACAGATTCTATATCATAAGTTGAATTTTGAACTTCTTTTATTTCATAATTAATAAGTAAACAAGGTAAGTAATAATAAACAGGTCCATGTTTTATAACTAATGTTTTAGCCAAATTTTGATTTTGTGGGTCTGTACCAGCCTCAGCTAATCTTTGAGCCTGCTCTGCGTTAGTAATGCCTGTGCTAGTGGTAAAGAATACAAAGTTCTTTATAGTGTAAATCCAAAGAAGCATTATCGTTAATGCTTGATTAAAATGAGTGTCTAAATTTTTATCATAAAGATTTATATATGGTTTTATAGATTCATATAAACTTATATCTTCTCTATTTTCATCATCTAATCTTGGAGTAAAATTATCAATTACATTAAGTGGGTTGTTTCCTGATCTAGAGTCAAAATACTCTTTAGAACAATTTGATAAAAGTTTTTTAATAGATTCTAATTTACTAAAAAATTTATCTTTATCTGGGTTGGGGTTTGGTGCGTTTTTAGGATCAGTAAAGTGTAGGAAAGAATATAAATCAATTCCTTCTTTTAATAAAATTTCTGCTATGTGCATAGCATTCATTTTAAATGAGATTTTTATATTAGAAAATTCTGTGAACTTATAGAATAGGAATGGTGTTGCACCACCCGGATTAGTAGTAGACTCATAGTTACTTACTCTCTTTTCTTCAATTCTAGGATTTTCAAAAAATGGTAAAACTATTTTTTTAGGACCATCAACAAATATTAAACAAGATCTATTTTCTAAATACCTATTGTAATATTTGCTTTTGTATCTTGGATTATTTATTAGTGGATCAAATTTTTTAATTACATTATCTTGTTCTTCTTTTGTATTTCTTTTATCTCTGGTTCCAGCTAAAAGATTAGCCAAGGTGCTTTGCACTTCAATTAATCCTTCTTTTGTTTCAGTTAATTGACTTTGTAAATCAAAATTTCCTTTATCATCTTGAGTTTCTTTAGCAGTTCGCTCATCTTTTATCCTTGCTACAATATTAAAAACTGCATTAGTATCTAAGACTCCCGGAGGCAAAACAGATCCTAAACTTAAAGAAACTGCTCTACCATTAACTCCTCCAGCTATAACTACTTGACCTTGATCAGCACCACCCGCACTAAAAAGTCCATCTTCACTACCTACGATAGCTGCACCTTCAAAGGCTGTACCCTTTAGTTGATCTTCAGTAGCTCCCGGAGATCTGTTAGCTGTATCCGGGGCTCCTTGACGAGGTTGGATTAATTGAGTTGTTGCAGAGCCCCGCTGCGGGCCGCGTTGAATTGGTTGAATGGTATTAGAATCAGGCTGACCAAATTCTGAATAAGTGAAATCTTTAGGTGGTTCTTTTTGATAGGTAGGTTTAGGTGCTGGAGTATTTGGTCTAGGGTAAGGATTTGCATTATATGCATTTGGATTATCCGGGTTTAAAGGATCACGGTTTGCGCTATAGTATGGATTATTTTGAGCAGGAACACTGTTTTGTCCCGGGGGATCCTGATAAGTTCTTCCAGTTGTAGTTAATCTTTCTGGCATTTTATTTTCCTATTACTATGGACCTACTGCTGGTCTAGTTGCTCCCAAGTTTTGTGTTGCCATGTATTGAGCCATAGCAGTGTTAATCAAAGCTTTCATTTGATCTTGCTGTACTTGACCCTGAGAAACCATTTGTTTTAAAGCGTCTTGAACTGCAGATTCTCTTGTTAACACAAAAGCAATATTTCTATTCATGGTATCTAGGAAGATGTTTTGTGCAGTAGCATCTTTAAATCTTATATCAGAATTGTTTTGAAGAGCGGCAGTATTTTTTGAGATAGCATCAGTGTTTAATTCAGTTGAGTCTGAATCCATTGCGCTCCAAGCTGCAATTCCACCAATAACACCTAGGATTGCAGTTAATCCAAAAGAAAGAACTCCTGCCCAGAAGGAAGCAGTGGATGCAAATGACACTAAGCTGATAATACTTTGTCTTAACGACGCATTATTAACATTAGTTAATACAGTCATACTCAAAATTTGTAGTCTTAATTGATACAAGGAAAGAGTAGTAGTTGCTATACTCACAGCTTGAGATACAAAAGATTTAGCAAGAAAAAGTAAAGATCCAAAAAGAATTACAAACCCTCCACCACCACCAATAAAATTAATTATGCTAGTAGCCATATTAACTAAACTAGTTATAAAAGGGAGTGCTGCATTAGCTAGTTTTTGAGTTGCGGCTGCATAGCTATCTTGCACCTGTTGGCTCTGTTGTAATTTTATTGTATACTCATCTAATTGACCCGTTAAAGCTCTAAATAATTGAGTTGCGTCTGCTAATGGCATTCCTATAGAATTTAATATATCAGCTAGTATTGCAGTAGTTGGGAGGGAACCAGCAGATCCTGCTGCTCCTGCTTGTCCTGCCATCATTTGTGCAAAACTAGAAAGCCTTCCTGTTATTTGAATTAAGATAGACTTTAATTCCTCTGCACTACCCGCCCTTTCCATCCTTCTAGCTAAAGAAGTTATTTGGGGATCAATTGGAGCAAGTTTTAACAAAGTATCAGTTTTAGTTAAAGCATTTACCAATCCAACTATCTCAGTGCTATTTCTTTTAAACTCACCAAGAAGAGGAGTTAAACTTCTCATAAAAGTTGCACCGAAACCAGCAGTAGCCATAACGTTTTGATTCTGAACTTTTCCTAATGCTTCTATTAGTTCGTCAGACTTTACTTTATAATCATCTGAACTTTGTCTAACAACTTCTGCGAGAACATTCATTTGTCTGTTAGTTAATCCCATAACAGTAGACATTCTAGTGAAATCATTAGTAAGAGTTGAGGTTCTTTGTCCTGTTAGATCCATTATTGCTGCTAGTTCTAACAAAGATTTATTGTTACCCCTAAATCCTTGGGAATACAAAGTTGCCGCATTTTGTAGATTTTGAGCAGTGCTCCCAGCTAATTCATTTGTCATGAAACCAACTTGATCTTTAAAATCTTGTATGTTGGTTCCCATTCCTAATAAATTTTGATTCAAGCTTATTATTTTGTTTGGTAATTCTGCTATATTTGAAGAAACCTTATCTAAAAGATTAGTAACTATAGAAAGACTATCAATCGAAGGAATAAGATTACTCACCCCATCGAAAAACATTGTAGTTACTTTTTGTAATTCAGTAAATGCTTGTAAAATAATTTGACCTGTAAAATAATTCAGGCCATTGTCATCACTGTTACCTTGAAAATAATTATCCAATATTCTTTCAAGTTTATTAGTTGGTGGTTCTGGTGGTGGTGGTGGGGGTGGTAAAGGTGGGGGAATTACAGGTGGTTGAATAGGTGGGGGAGTTACCGGAGGAAAACTTATAATAAAATCGTAAGGTGATGGTGTTAGTCCACCTGAGTTACCCATTCCATTTGCTGGGACATTTATATTTGATATTTCAGAAACTATCTTTTTTATAGAATCTTTTAAAATTTGTAAATTTCCTACCAGACCGTCTGGACCTCTATCCCCTAAAGACCTAGCTGCGATTTCTAAGTTAGTATTAAGAGTTTGAAAATTTGTAGATGCTTTTTCTAAAGAGTCATTTACACTCCCTAGAAAAGAAATCATCTTTATTTCTAAATCCCTTAATTCATCTTTTTTAGCCATAATTACTCACTTCTTATGTAGGTCAGACTTCTGAAGTTCCTAACTTTATAGTGGACAAATAACTTATCCTACTTATATTAAAAGACCTAAAGTCATTGGTTGAAACATAGGACCTGATATTTGGGTTAGTTACTGCATCTGTAAAAGACATACTCATGGATCTTCCTTTATTTTTGCTGGAGGAATCCATAGAGTTTTCAATACTATTAGTATACTTGAGTATAGAGTATATCGCTGTAGGAGTTGAAGTTTTAGTCATATCTAATACTTTTAAAAACACTTCGTTACCTTTTGATATAAAAAATACCTTATCTGGACCTTCTGCACCACCTACTACTAATCCAGTCCTATTCGTAACTGATCCCTGTTCATCAGTATACTGGAACATAATAACAGATCCAGACTTTAAACTTAAGACTCTAGCGAATTTTTCCTTCATGTAGTCGTTTACCTTAACGACTTCGGAGGATTGTTTTATTATATTCTTTAATTGTTTATCTGATTGATTAATTGCATCTTGTTTTAATCTTTGTTCCAAAGCATTAATTACTGCATTAGTATACTTGTTAAACTTTATCTTGTTTATAGCTGTAAGTACACTGGTATGAAAAGAACGAACTACAGAGTCAAAAGACTTAATTAGTATCTGTTTAGCCTGACTGGATAGGAACCCAGCAGACTCAACAAGAGGTACTAAATCTCTTACCGTAATTCTTTTTTTCATATTTTTTCAAAAATAAAAATATTTTTGTTCCTTTTCTAACAGAAAAACTCTATTCTTATATAGAATTAAAACACGATATGAGTAACATAGATGAATACCTTATAGAGACATTAGACTTAATAAACTATACATTAAGTGATAAATTCATAGAGAGATGGAGATATAGATTTAGTGAAAGATTCTTAAAACTATTCCAAACTAAGTTATTAGAATCTATTAAGAACCAAAAACCACTAAAGATCCAGACTCTCTTTAACTACTTGTCTACAAAATGTGGTTACTCAAAAGAACAAGTAGTTAATTTCTTTGAGGCTATTGACCTTAAAGAAATGTATTCACCACTAATAGTTGGTAAACTTACTGTTTCTTAGTCTCTTCATCCAGCTTCTTCTTTAGTACTTTCTGTTCTTCAATCCTTACAGCCACATCATGGGCTGCACAGAAAGCTGGACACATCTGCTGATATTCGCAGTACTCGCAGAAAGTATTCTTGCTTGGATGGAACTCGTCAGCCTTCTTCTTCCTGATCTTCCAAGCTCTATCGACAGCTTCCTTCTTCCACTTGTTGATGCTGCTTTGGGGGTACTGGATATCTACAAAGTTACCAGTTAGTGGGTAATAATGTCCACAGTAGATATCTTTCAAGTCCTTCTTAAAGATTTGACCTACTGCAAAAGCATAACCTTTAAGCTGGTTATCATTGAACAGTTGCACTCGATTCTTTTCAGACTTAGAAGTCTTGTAATCAATAATTAATATTCCACCTTCTTTACCAGCAACTATCCTGTCAATAAATCCAGTGTAAGTTATTCCTTCCACTAGCTCTATCTTAAACTCGTACTCAGTAGCTAACGTCTCGCCCAGCTTGGAGTTAAACTTTAAGAAGTTGTCCAAGCATTCCTGCGTCTTGTCCCTGAATTGATAAGGAACTTTGTAAGATTTTTTCAGGTCTTCAGCGAGTTTTTCAAGAGTCTTGATATCATTGTCTTTGTAGCCTTCCTCAAAAATTTTATGGATGTACGAGCCAAAATTCAAAGAATCCTCGTTTTTAGATGGAAATCCCGGGAACTTCCAAATATATTTATACTCGTACTTCTTCAGGCACTGGTCTATTACATCAGATTTAGTATTACTTAGTGTTGATAAAAACATATGATCTCTTCTTCCTACATTAGAGAGTATTTGCTGGGAAAGTTCAATACCAATTATAGAATTTCTAGCGATGACTCTGAACTTATAGTGCCATCGGTGTTCTTAGAACACGACTACAAGAGGCACATGTCGGTCAACCTAGACAATGGACTTTGGAGATGCTTTAAGACTGGTAACAAAGGTAACTTTATTACCTTGTACGCAAAGTTAGAGAACATATCTTACCAGCGTGCCTACGAGAAGTTTCTTATCGAAACCTTCCTTGCAGACGATGAAGTTAAGAAGATAACCCCCAAGACTGTCGCTGGGGATACCGATAAGTGTTTCTTCCAGCCCGTATTCCAGCACTCAAAGCCGTATACGGTCATTGGATCGCTTGCGTGGATGTACCTTGAGGAAAGAGGCGTATGGGATTGGTTCGGGGCTAATAGGACTTTTTACGCCTCCTCAGAGGGCTTCTTCAGGGACAGGGTTATCATCCCGTATAGGATTGCGACCGGGGACTACATGTATTTCCAAGGTCGTGCACTCCTCTATGGTATGCAACCTAAGTATCTTAACGCCAGAAACATCCCCTCGGCTAATGTCCTTTATCCGTTTGAATATGACTCCACAGACCCTCTGTACATTTGTGAGGGCGCAATCGATGCTATAACCCTCCAGAACTGCGGTTTAAACGCTACCACCACAATCTCCTGCTCCGTATCCAAAGCCCAATTAGATCAGCTTAAACAATATCGTGGTCCTATCGTTGTTTGTTATGATAACGATAACGCTGGGTTACAAGGTATTAAAAGATTTGATACTTTACGAAGAGAGGCTAGAATGCCTGATATCTCTGTTGCCGTTCCCTTTGGTAGTAAGGATTGGAACGACTTTTATCTAACAAAGTGCTCTAGGAACGCCAAGTGTCTAGTTGAAGCGATTAAGGCTGCAACGACACCTTATTTCAAGTTTAGTATCACTCGACAGTTAGATGCATTAGGGGACTGACTATTCTTTGGTTAAATAGATTGTATTTAACTTGAATAGCATACATTCCTACTATACCACCGAACTTACCTAACAAAGCTTGTGGGTGAGTCTTAAGTTGTTCCGTATCCCAAGTGAACACGATAGTATCTGCACTATTAACACTTGTTAAAGCAGAAGTGTCTGAGTAAGATGACACGGTTATCCTAGCTGGTAAGTTGAGTTCGTCGTTAAGCTTGTAGATTTCAATTGAAGGAGATCTTAAAGCAGAGGTTCTGATGACGTTCTTAACTTCGTCAGTTATGTTTTTGTTTTCAACCGTTATCTCAGTATCAATCTTTAGATCTACTTTAGAACCAAGAATTACTGAATTGTTTAATAATCTGGTTCTGCTTCTAAACAGTATAGGTTCAGTGACTGTAAAGAAATTACCTCTGGTTAACGTGAAGTAGTTTAGGACCGTCTCTAGTTCCGAGCCTGCGACCATCTTGATGGTCCAGACATCTACAAAGTCTCCGATGTTTGAAACAGTATTTTTTATTACTGTATTTGCGCCGTAAAGATTTACTACACCTGATTGAGATACTTCACCATCTAAAAGAACAGCATAGTTTCCGGGGCCTAAACGATAAATGCCACTGGCTCCGGCAGCACAGTTTGAAGGATCAAATGCTGCATTAGTTGTATCGGCTGATGAGTTGGCGAAGTTCATCAGTATGGAACCAGACACCGATGAAGCTATTAACTCATCGGTGTTAAGGATTGAAGATGGGCTGTAGGTTCCTGCTGCCTTGAATATTGAAACTGCACTAATTTGAAATGGATCTTGATAAGCTCCATCCTGCATAAAGAAAACTTGTAACCCCACCTTGGATAATTGAGGGGGGTTATTGTTACGGTCATTTGCTTGTACTGCGCCTATAAGCATCTTCTTGTTCCTTTAGTTCTTTGACGTAAAACTTAATAAACAAGGCTCGTTCATGCTTAGTCATATTCTTAACGTCAGAGTAAGAAAAACGAAGCTTGCTAACTAATATGTAGGCTTGATAAAGTAAGTTTTCTATATTTACTTCATCAATTAGCTGACTGAAAAAAAATTTGCTGTGATTGGAATGCTAACCTCCGTTGATTTAAAGCACTTAGGGCATTCAAACAGCACTCTAGGATCCATACCTAAGTCGGTCCTATTAATTTCTTTAACTATAGCTTTTATGTCTCTAAGGGGCAGTTTCTTAATAAACTGATTAATAATTAAGAGGTCTGTGATACCCTCTACCGACTCAACAAGCTTATAAATATTATTATTAACTTGTTCGGCAGTCATTAAAAAGCTCTCGTCTCTAACTCTAGGAAATCTAACTTTAACTTTCTTCTTACATACTGGGAGAGTTACCTCTCTAGGATCGGTTAGATCGTCAGGAATCTCGTTTACGATTAAATCGTTAAGTGACATTGATACTTGAGACTCTTTACCACACTTAGGGCAATCTACTTTAAACTCGTAGTTCTCCCCGTAAGAAAGCTGTCTTAATCTCATTAAGATATAGACCTTGTCAAATATTAACAGGTCGGATATGTTAACTCCTTTTACACAATCAGCCAGCAAAGTATTGATAGGATCAACATCTCTCTTTAAATTTGCAACAACGTTCTTTTCGTTTTCAAACGTCATTGGCTTTACAACAATTTGGCTTACTCCATTGTAAAACTTACTTCTGGATGGCAGATCTAAAATAATCTCTGAGTCTGCGGGAACCTCACTAAGAAGTTTCTGAAGGATATCTTCCCTATCCTTATCCATACTTTGTGCAATCTTTTTATCTATAGCCATAATTTCGTCCTTAATACCTATTATAGTAGGTATGAGGATTTTAGTAGGCAATCTTATCTCTAGGATAGAAACCGATAACCCGGGTCTACTTAAGGCTTTAGTTAACCTATTCGCTTTCCCTGTTCCCGGGCATGAGTACGTTCAGGCTTTTAAACTTAGGCATTGGGATGGTAAGAAATACTTTATTAACAAGGCTGGTAACTTTAGGACGGGACTTTTAGACCGTGTATTAGTAGAGCTTAAAAGAATAGGTTGCACTCCTGAGATAGTTCAAGATTTTACCTACACTCCCGGAACTCAAAGTCCTACAATTAAAGACTTTGATTTTTATGATTATCAAAAAAGGGTAATTGATACCGCATTAGAGAAGAGACGCTGCCTAGTTAACTCACCTACTGGGTCAGGTAAGACCCTTATTATGGCTGGTCTGTTAAAGGCTCTAGCACCCAGAAAGACCCTAATCTTGTTTGATGAGAAGGGCATCCTTAATCAAACTTATAAATTCCTGACGAAGAATTGTAAGTTTACTAATGTAGGGGCTAACTCTGGTGACGGACTTGTTAAAGGCCAGATAATGCTCAGTACTTATCAGAGCCTAGAGAAGATCTTTGATGATTACCGTGATTCTGAAGTACTGATGGTTGACGAGGTTCATAAGTTCTGCAAGGGAGAAGTAACTACAGCAGCCATTAATTCGTTCCCAGCAGCCGTATACCGCTACGGATTCACAGCAACTCTGCCAGACAAGCCGATCTACCTATACGAGCTTGAGGGCGCATTTGGCAGTATACAGACCACCAGAACCACGCAGGAGCTTATTGAGGATCAGAAGCTGTCTAAACCGATTATACAGATCCTAAACTACGCTCCATCTGGTGATTTCAGTGACTTGTCCTACCAAGAACTCTACGATGAACACATTAT